TGCGTCAATCGAACACTACCTCTTCCTCCGCCTCCAGAGTCACTACCTTTTTTGCGACAAAACCCTCGACCGCATGATCGTGACAGCGCTTCTTGAATGCAATGGCTGCAACCCCGCCAAAGTTATCGATGGTTTCGTGGTTGACCCGAAAGAGTGACGCCAATTTGGCGTTCTTCTCCTCAGTTGTCATCTTCTTGCTGTCAGCGATCTTGCCGATCAAACCAAAGAAGTTATCCTGCCACTGCATTTCATCCTGATGAGAGCTGTAAACCTTGCTCTTATCGCCTTCAGGGACTAATACCTTGTACTTACCTTCAATGACCTCAGCAAGCGGTTGTAAAGGCGTAGCAACCGGCATATCGACCTTCTGATATTGATTAGTCGGGATGGTGTCCAGTTCAGTTTCATCAAGCATCCCCAATCCACAATGAGCAAGTACAGTCCTGCGTATCGCTTTGGTTGTAGCCTTCATTAAGGCATTGGCTAGCTTTTCACCAGAAAGACCTGAGATGTCAACTGCTCCCTGATTTTCAGAGCTTCGTCCATCTTTGCCAGTGCATCTGACAGATACAAGATACACATTCTCAACTCGCTCCCTGTTAGTGATCGCAGTGGACAATCCATGCAGATTGCTGAGTTGCTGTGTGGCCCCAGCATTCGCATACAAGACCTTCTTTCCTGACAAGACAAGAAGATCGAACGGCTTCGCTGAAGGATCGAGGCCGACTTGCTGGCATCGGTAGTTGTAGTATCCAGTGAGTTGCTCTTCCTTGAGTCCACTCAAATCTCCTCTAAGTACGATGGAATCGATGATCGACTGATCAAGTTTTGTTGGATCGACTAGATTGCTCATTTGACTAAAAACCTCCGTGAGCCAGGTTGTTCAACGATGTAACGCTCATAGACTTCAGGCATCTCTGCTTGCAGTAGCTTTGGATCAAAGCGTTTAGAACCTTTGGCACTGTTCCATGTTGCAAGCACCTTGCCGTCAAAGGTGATGAGTGAGCCTGCTTCTTTCATCTGCCCTTGGATGAAACCTTGTAGCTTCTCTTCAGCCTCCTCGAACTGCTTGATCTGCGTCTTGATCGCTTTCAATTGCTGGCAGGCTTGTTCCAGGTGAGAGGTGGCGACCACGGCTTGAGTTGTCGAGGTAGGAAAAAGCCGTCGTGCCGAATCCACTGTGCTGGCTTCTGGAGGCGTGTTTGTCTGTATTGAGGCCCATATTTGGCTTTCCAGTTGTATGAGCGCGTCTTTTTCACTATCGGGTATTGGCTTGTCAATAAGTACCAATTCTTGACCTCCAAACAGCACCGCAAGTATGCAACGCTGTACCCTGTGCACCGTAGCCTCGTGTACAACTTGCGCACGATCCTGTGGTGGCATAAGACCGATTTCAGCATCGTATTGATTCCTTTTCGATTGGTTGTAATTCTTCACCTCGACCAGTGTCGTGCCATCAGCACTAATGAAGTCAAAGTGCGATGCCATCCATGAATGCTCAGGGTGATATAGCTCATAGTCAGCTTCTTTGAGTTCCATCTGCAAGCGAGCACTGGCCTCCCTGCCAATGACGTCCTGCAACTTCAAACCCCATTGAACTGCTTCAATGTGGCTTATGTCTTCACGCTCTGTCTGGCCTATCTTTTCCAAATAAACATCGGCAGCACGTCCATCAACGATCTTGCGAGCATCGGTTGCCCAGATTGCTCTACGTCTTGATTCGGTGTCAAAGCTAGTCATAGCTCCCTCGCTTTCAACATAGCGTCTGCTAAATCATATGCACACTTGGACAACTGATCGTCCTGCGGCACAAAATGGCCTTGGGCGGCGGCTGAATCAATAAATCCCTGCATGGCCTTTACTGCAAAGTAGTCACGCAAGGTCATGCCGCTGTGGCCTGTTGCTGCAAACAGCGGAAACGCTGGCCCGCCTGTTTTTCTCATGCTGCCTCCTCATCAAAGCAAGTGCTTATGTCTTTGCGAGCATCACGGTTCTTAATGACTTTGAGTATGTCCTTCAGTTCTTCAACTTCACCAATTAAGCGTTCAATGACCTTGACTTGATACTCAGACATAAAGTCCCAATCGCTTGCAAGCACTCGATGAATGTTGGCGCAGCCCTCAATGATGTGGACTGTCTTGAGCCTAATGTCATACAGATCGGACTCGATTAACTTCAAATGTTTCATGATTACCCCTTTGGTTAAGTACAACACTGGTGATTATACACACTAGGAACATATGTATATAGCTAGTAATCTACCGTTCGTCGGATAGATAGCTCGCGCGCCTTAGCGAGCCTTACCGCGCCTTAGCGAGCTTGGTTACAATCAGGTTGTCTGTGTGGTGCAGATTGAGCCGTTAAGCATGTTCCCTGCCCTCTACTTACCCCAGAGGGATCACCACCAGGGGGCATCCTTAACGGCTTTTTTGTTTCTGACCAGACCGTACTCCGCACGATAGCAAGAGCCTTACCCGTGGCTGCGTGGAGTGAAAGCGGATAGCCGGTATGCCGTAAGGCTAGGGGGCAGTTCCCGAAGAATCCGGTCGGCTGGTCTTATCTCGAAGCCGAGGGGTCAGGAGACTGACATCGAGATGCTGCTTGACAGCGGAGGAACCTCCCCTCTCTACCCCGTTCTTGTTTGGGGTAGGGGGGTCTTTGGGAGGAAAGAGGGGTTAAGCCTTTCTTAAAGGGCAGTCTCTGCCCTGATTACAGTCCTGATTACATGGTGGGCAATCAGGTTCTGCATCAGGTTCTACAGATTCTGCAACTAAATACTGTAGTTGCTCACGCACAATGCTGATCCTTTGCTCCATATCCTGAACATAGTCCAGGATTGCTTGCAGTTCATTGCCATGCACCATTACAAAGTCATTGACCTGCGCCAGGCTAGCAATGAGTTTCATGTTGTGGTTGCCACTCACTGCTCACCCCTTGCTCTGATGGCTGCGGCGCAACTTGATGCCAATTGTTCGCCGCCGTTCCAGAATGGCTGGTTTTGCGGCAGGTCGTTGCCCCAGTTCCATTTCGCTCTTGAGGCTTCATCCTCACACACCTTCGCACACGCCTCACGTTCTTGCTCCCGAATCTGCCAATCAAGCTCTTGCAGCAGGTCTTCCACGGTGTCGCCGTGTCCTGTGGCATAGCCTTGTCGCATCATCCAAGCGGCCAGCTTGTTTCGCTCGGCAGCGGCGACTAGGGCAGCGAAGCGTGTTACAGACCCTAATGGCTTTTCGTCAGATCCGTAAGCCAATCCAGCCTCCCGCGCTAGCTTGATGATGTCTTCTCTATCCATGATTTTTTTCCTTTAGCTTGGCTTCGATGGCTCTTGCAAAAGTCGTATCAGTCCAAGGCGCAGTCCAATCTCGGTTATAACGCACGCTGTTTATTTCCTCATCCGTCAGCCCAACCCACTCGCGCTGCGGTGGTGCGGTGTAGAGTGGTATGTCATCTGGATTGGGGCCGATCAGGTTGCCTTCTTCGTCAAATTTTGATGATTGATACCACCAAAGTTCCCCCTTGCCCCCATCGGTAATCCACGCCACCGGCTCTTGTTTCATAGCTTCTCTGCTCATGTGTTCTTCTCCTTGAGTTTTTCTTCGATGGCTCGGGCAAATCCCCATCGATCAAACCACTCTGAATTACTTGCATCAAACTTTTCGGACAGATAACCTAAATTTTGTATCTCCTCCTCCGTCAGCCCCACCCATTCACGCTTTGGTGGGGATGTGTAGATCTTTGTGCCGACTGGCAATGCTGGCTCATGCCACCATGACATTGATAAATTCGGATTTCCTGACTCACTTGTCACTGTCGCCACCGGCTCTTGCTTTTCCTCTAGTGCTTGTTCCCATGCGTGTTCTGCAAGTTGCATTTTCGACTCGTAATCATCGTATGAATCGCTCATGCGTTCTTCTCCTTCAGCTTGGCTTCGATAGCTTCCGCAAAATCCTCCACGTTCTGATGTGCATAGCAAATGTGAAACTCCACAGCACTGCCACTCTTTGCTTTGTTGCATTTCCAGATTTCATTTGCGGTCAGACCAACCCATTCACGCTTTGGTGCAGCATAAAGTTTGTCACCTAGCTTTATATCTTTAGCGTTGTCCCATGCGACCATCGGCCTACCCGTTTTATCAAACAGGTAAACATGAGCCACATGTCCATCATCCGTTGGTGTCTTTGCTGTTTTGTTCTCAGTCATTGCATAGCCCCCTTACTCATTGACCTGACGTAAAAGTGAATCTCAATAGCTCGATGTAACTCATGCTCATCAACCCCTGCCTGCTCGCATAGGATTGGAAGGTAAGCGACATGCCTTGCTAGCTCTTCCTGCCATTTGTCGATCATGGCTTGGGTTTCAATGTCCTTTAGCTGCTTCTTACTCATTTGCTTGCCCTGTGTTGGAAGTTTTCATGGACACCTTCAGCAAACCCGAACCTTTTCTTGCCAAATTCTTTCTCAATGCGCTTATCTGCTTCAGTGGCTAACTTCAAAAGGCTTTCATAGCCACACACTCGAAAAAGTGTCTCTTCATACAACTTAATTGCTGTGTGATAGATCAAGGTTTGGTTCATCTGATCATCATCCATCTCTTTGACTTGCTTTTCATACTGCTCGATCAGCAACCCATAGGCTTTAATAATTAGGCTTTCTTTCATGATTGGGACTCCCGCGAGGGTGTGTAATGCGACCAGGTGCGGAATGCCTTGTGCTTTCTCATAGTCTCGATGCACTCAGTGCTTGGTGGTTTCCAACCATGCTCACGCCAGACCTGATCAACGGGTCGGAACCATTTATCGGGTTGAATTTGATGATCGATTAAATCGATCCATGAAGGGACTTGTCTATCTTCCATGTAGGTTGACTCCAATTAGGTAGAGAAAAGCCCGTAAAAGCCCGTTTAAGGGCTTCTAGGGGCATTAAGAGCGGGTTAGTCGGCTAACTTGAATGTGGCATAAAGCCAGTAGCATCGACTGGATGCCATGCCATCATGGCGCAAGTGCAAAGGCGGTTTATCAGTGCCGAGCGGAAACTTATAAAGATCGGAGCACTCAAAGCCTTCCTTTTTCATGGCTTCGCATAATTCTCCGAACTTGTCTCTGCCAACTGCCACCTTAAAGCCAGTGCCAATATGCCCAGCGGCAAGCCAAGACTCACAGGCTTCGATTTGTTTCATGATTGCCAATCTTTCTTCCCATGATCTATTTGTGTATGCAAGTTTCATGTTGATATCTCCGATTAGGTTAGGGACTCGCCAGCGGGTTAGGCGATACAGTCTCGAGCAAAGGCAAGGGCCTCGTCTTCAGTCTCGAAAAGCTTTAGGGTGGGCAGTATTTCGTCAGCATCAGTGTCGATTAAACGAACGACCCATTGCCCTCGAGCGTTCTGATAGACCTGGGCAGCAATGCCGTACTCATTGTTTTTTAAGATGGTCATATTGATATCTCAAAGGTAGAAAAACACTGCCGCGCCTAAGGCAATGCCAAAGGCAGCGGCAATGAACCAGTCTATAAAAGCTTGTCTCATTGCCTTAATCCTCTTATTGATAATGCGCAGCTGACTTGCCATGCGCAACTATGGCAATAGATACGGATTCAGGTTTAAGCGCTCCGTCACATGCTGTGCAAGTTATGCACTGCCTGCGATTACCGCCCTCGGGTGATGCTGGGCAGTAGATCTCACGATCAAGCTTAGGTGTTGCATTGATCGCAATCACCCTAAAAGTTCTCCACCCCATTGATCGCGCAATGTCACGATCTTCGATCGAATCAGCTGATGCCATACATAACTCACGATGTGCTTGCGCGAAAGCTTGCATCCATTGGTGTGTATATCCCGTCCAATATGCCGCATGTTCTAACAGCGCATACCATGTATCAGCAGGTATCATGGCAGGGTCGCCATAGGCCCCTAGTCTGACTTTGCGACCCTTCAGCTGTGCGGCAGCATGGCTAAGATCGCGTGACATATCCGGATATGATCCACGGCGGAAAGCTTTATAAATCTGACTAACAGACTTGCCCACATCAACGTAACAAGTGCGCTTAGTCTGACTATCCCCACGATGGATACAGCTGCCGCATATGCTGACATCGTCAGCTGACTTGATAGCATCCATCGGATGGATATCTGATCTAAGTATGAAAGTCTGTACCATGTTCCCGGTCTTTTCATTGCGAGACTTTAAGACTGCTATTCCGACGATAGGCGCATTGTCGATAGGCGAGTTACCACGATAAAAGATAAATCCACGCATGATGTGAGCTCCAATAGGTTTAAGGTTGTAGGGGTGGTTAGCCCCTTTGTGATTAGTTAGACAATGAAAGCTTGGTGATTGATCACATCCCATGCTGCAGCAAGCTCTAAGAGCTCTTGCTTTTCAGCTTTCCGCATTGATGATCGAATCAGCGCTGACAATCCGGCTGCCACAGCATGATCATTGCCAAGCTTGCGGTGTAGATCAAGGTTTGCTACTTGTTTGCTTGTTTGCTTAGTCATTTTTTAATCTCCTATTGGTTAAGAACTACAAGAGAATAATCACATGCTTTGTGAACATGCTCTATATACTTTGGTATCAAATACACACAAATACACTCTAAGATATATTCCATGCTAGAGATGTACTCTTAGAATCTTAAAAACTATATATAGGGATATAGGGTTCTATCTATAGATATATATAGGGTTAGTTCTATCATTGATGTATCAGGGACATAAGATGATTGTTATCTATACGCTCCCTGCATCAATCGATAATCGGCACAATGGGCTAGACCGTCCACCTTTCCCCCTACGCAGTGCATGAGCAGGCACGTGCTCAAAGCCACATGGTCATGACTTGGCCGCAACCAGACGCACAGATCGATCGTTCTTGGCGCAAGTAAATGGGACGGGGGGTCGGGATTTGGGTGCACCACTACCATCCCCGCCCCAAAGAAAAACTGCTTTTCCTGCCTACCTTAAATATCTATTTGTGTATGATGAGTACATCGACAACATGGAGATGTACGAGATGTTTACGTTAGAAAGAGGTTTAGATATACCGGAGAGGAAGACTGGCCCTAAATATCCTTACGACCAGTTAGAACTAGGAGATAGTTTCTACCTTGAAGGTGGTGATCTATCTAAGCTATGTAATGCTAACTATAGAGAGTGGAGAAGAACGGGGAAGAAGTTCACAGCGAGGAAGGTGGAGAATGGTGTAAGGGTGTGGAGGATTGAGTGAAGCATGATGATGCGGTGAGATGGATTACGAAGTATGCAGAGGGTGATCCAAGCTATCCGTATCTGGCGATGAAGTGGTATGAGGAAGAGAGAAAGAAACGTCCTTTAAGTGCTGATGAGCAAAAGACGGTGTTGTGGTTAAAGGAAAACTATGGAATTGAAGCCCGATTGCAGAAACTGCCACTACAGCCAAGAAATTGGACTAAAGGAAAGTCATGACGGTAAGGAAGTGGTCTTGATCTGCATCCGAGATGGCTTGCTGGCAGAGAAGGTTTGCACCTATTACGAATATGAACCAGGCATTGAATGAAGTTTGACCTTAATCACTTCTACAAGTTCTGCAAGGAACTGAAGGTAGAGACCAAAGAGCTAGGCATACAACGCTTAGGTAATCGTTTGCTTGGAAGCCAGACCTATGTGATGGAAGAGATCGCCAAGGGTCTGAACAATGACATTCACTTCTTTGTGATTCTTAAAGGCAGGCAGCTTGGGATTACAACCATATCGCTTGCCTTAGACCTTTACTGGCATTTTAAGAACCCTGGGTTTCAGGGAACGCTCACGACTGATACCGAAGAGAACCGAGACCAGTTCAGAACCACACTTGCCATGTACATGGATGGTTTGCCACCGGAGTACAAGATTCCTTTAATGACGCATAACAGGAATCAGATGGTCTTAAAGAACCGCTCAAGGCTCTTCTACCAAGTGGCTGGATTGCGAGCCAAGGGTTCGTTGGGACGCGGTAAAGGTATTACCTATCTGCATGGAACAGAAACATCGTCTTGGGGTGATGAAGAGGGACTGGCTTCTTTGCTGGCATCGCTTGCAGAAAAGAATCCCAATAGGCTTTACCTTTTCGAGAGCACAGCCCGTGGATTCAACATGTGGCATGACATGTGGGCGGTAGCCAAACGTGCAAGAACGCAGAAGGCTATCTTTTGTGGCTGGTGGCGCAATGAACTCTACAGTGCTGATGCCAAGTCAGACGTCTATAAGGTGTACTGGGATGGCAAGCTAAGTCCTGAAGAGAAAGAATGGACAAGAGAGATTAAGAAGCTCTACCAGGTAGAGATCAATTCAAG